GTTAACTGGGTGTTGCTGTGGATCACCGCGGTAGGTGTTGAAGAGTTCATCGTGAAAAACGTAGGAGTCTTCGACACCATTGCACAATGCCACGTCGCAGCAACAAAAATGTTCTGGGAAGATATGCCCGTAAATGAAGAAGCGGTGTGCATCCGCGTCGAAACACTGGGAGTATATTGGGAATGAATAGTGTCAATGAACACCAAGAAGCAGCCGCACTGCTTAATCAAGCTATCCACGCCGTCAATGACCTGTGGCTGGAAGCGCTGCCGGGCGAAAAGCCCTTCCTCGACGAAGCAATCAGCAAGCTGCACGAAGCACAGTCCCTGATGATAAAAGCCAGAATGAGAATACCAAACATCGTCGAAGCATCCGCAACACTAAAAGTTGCAAGGAATGACGAATAACGCTTGACGGGGCAGAGAACGCGGCCTACGGTTCATTAACGGTTGTGTTCTTTCTCCGTGTTGTTTTGGTTTGTAGCGCCTCGTCCTTTCTTAGGGCGGGGCGTTACTTTGTTACACTTTTGAAAAACCAAATATGTAACGCTCAAACCCAAGGTGACAAAGGGTTCTAAAATCCAAAACTTTTCTATAGGGCTAGAAAAAAAAATAATTTTTTTTCTTCCCACAGTGCTGTGACAAATGTGAAAAGTGTAACATCGTTGAAATCCTTACATAAAGAAGGCAAATATCGTTACTTTTTTGTGTAACGCGAAATTAGAGGTGTAACACCTTGTTTTAAACCCGCACTTACCCTTATATTTGGAATGATTTCAAACATAAGGGCACGTCATGGAAATCGTAAAAGTAAACCCTGTTGGTCGTCCGCGGCTGACACCGGACTCCCCGCTCTCTGAAAAGCAAAAGAAATTCGTTAAGGAATACGTTTCCAACGACGGCATGATTAGTAAGAAGCAATGCGCTTTAAACGCGGGCTTCTCTGAAAAGAGTGCGTCGGTCAAAGCTTCTGAACTTTTGAACCCCCACAAGCACCCGAATGTTGCCAAGGCGATCAAGATGTATCGGGACGAACTGAACGAGCGGTATGCAATCACTTACCATCGTCATGTCCGTGACCTGCAGCGCATACGTGATGAAGCTTTGGACAATGGAGCATATTCAGCCGCCGTGCAGGCGGAGTACCGCCGGGGGCAGGCGCACGGGGATATCTACATCAGCAAATCTGAAGTGCGGCACGGTTCTATTGACAGCATGAGCCGTGATGAAGTGATGAAAGAACTAGAAGAGATTAAAAAGCAATATGGATCTTCCGTTATCGATATCACGCCCGTCGAAAAAGACGCCGAAGAATCTGGAAGCGAGCTTCTACCAGAGTATAAAGAAGAACCAGAAGAAGCACCGGCCTGACGTCAGGCTGACGCGAATAGAAAGCTGGGCATCTCAAGGCGTCCCCGATCTTGTCGTTTGCGGCGAGACAGGGGACTTTTCTTTTTGGGAGTTAAAAACGGCAACCGGCGTTGCTGTTCGGCTATCGCCTCATCAGGTTGCATGGATGGAGCAGCACAAGCACACCGCATCGTTTGTCATTGTGCGCTGCAAGGATCGACACGCCCACGTGTATCGTGCGGATCAGGCGGTTGAGCTTGTTGACCGCGGGCTTCTTTTAAAACCGCATTTTAAAATAGATGCCCCGATTGATTGGGAGCAGTTTTTCCGTTTGACAATCCCGGTGTAAGAACTATCTTATACGCACCAACAACGGGAGATAAACGAAATGAAGAAAGCTACCTTTCGCGTTCGTGAAATACGCACGTTTGAGTTTGACATGTACTTTGATGAGTATCTGTCGCTTGCAAATATGGAAAAGGCTGCAGAAAAAAAATGGTGGGACAGTGTGGATGTCATGCTGCAGGCAAGAGAGGCTGAACCGGTTAACGTTCTTGTCGGAATAAAAAGAGATCAAGACGGGGACGTTGTGGTTGAAAGAATATCTGATAGCCCGACGCCGGACGTGAAATTATTCTGGGCAAATGGCAGCTATTGCACAACAAGCGGTAACATGCGGGATTTTGATTTTGCCGTCCGTGACGTCAGTTTAGAAGCTGCAAGCCGCCGCGCAGAGCAAATAATAAAGGGCGATGGACGCCGCCGGTATTCTGGCAAGCTTGACATGGAAGTTTGCGCCGCGGGTAATTATTAAATGTGGATATTGTCGCGCCTTTATTATTGGCTGTTTTGGGGATCGCCAGACCCGGACAAAATAAAAAGCCGATATAGCATTGAGCCCACAAAACGACGGCGGAAAAAATAAAAACAAAAGGCAGGCTAGCGCTTGCCTTTTTTATTTTGCGCTCTAATATGGGATTAGTCCTAGACAACAGGAGATTTTAAAAATGTTAAAGACAGTTGAAATCAGCACCGCCAAGAAACTGAAAGGATGCGCCGTCACATATCGCAGCGGTAATAAAAACATGTTTGGCACGTGCCCGGCGGATTGCGAACTGAATCCGTCAGGCAAGGGATGCGGCGCGGGGCAGATTGACCATGATTATTTGGATGCTGTTTTAGATAGCAAGCCGCGGGCGGGTTACAGTTTCACATATACCCATTTTAGCCCCATGCACTGGGCCCACAAATTAAGCCCGATTAAAACCGTTGTTAATTACAGCACCGCCAACCCGGAGACAGCCGCGTTTTTAAAAAATGCAATGCGGAAAGCCCCGCCGGATCAATGGCAATTTCCTATGGTGACCGTAGTGCCCCCGACGTTTTGGCAAGAGTCGCAAAAAAACCGGACAATTGACCATGTTCAATTTGTGCGCTGCCCAGAAGAAACCGGCGCAATAAGAGGATGCGCGGATTGCGGCGGGCGCGGCGGCCCGTTATGCGCCCGTTTAAATCGCGATTACATAATTGCATTTACGGCGCACGGGACGGACAAAAACCGGGCAGGCGATAGCGAGACGCAGGGCGGATGTTATGCGGGCACCGGTAACGTTGCCATTCACTGGCGGCGCATGCCGGGCCAGACGCAGGCAAAGCCCGACGGGGAAAAGTTGCGAGACTTTGCCCGCAACTTGCCGCCCCGTTCAATATTGCGGCACCACATAGCCGGGGACATCGGGAAAGAATAGAACGCCCGCCCCGCTGCAGCCCGCCCGCCATCCCGGCGCGGCGGGTTTTCTTTTTTTAAAAATACGTTTGCGTTTGCGGGATTAATCGCATAATCTGCCAATTGACTAGGCGAAATCGTTTTGGTCGGGATTTTCAAATTGCGTTTTTTGTTTATCCCTTGCCCCTTTTCGGTTGACGTTCGCACCCCCGCCCCGTGCTAGTCCGGGCCCGCTGCAGGGACACCACATAGCAGCCCTATATTATGCAAAACCAAACAACCTTTTAAAATGGAGTTAAAGACATGCTGCAAAATATCGACAATGCGAACCGCGACATGGAAACCCTTTTGCGTCACGTTATGGAGCAAAACAGCCGTTCGGTTGATTATCAGGCCAACACCGGCCAGATGGAATATCGGACGCGGGAAACCGGAAACGGTAAGCAGACAGCAATCTTTTTAGAGGGGCAGGGCGGGGAACCAACCCGCCAGCTTGACGTGAATAATGTTTGTTTTGACGGCATCGCCAAGACAGCAGAAATTGACGTTCGGACTGCCCGCCGGTTGTCTGACAATTATCCCGAACAATGGGACGGCCTGATTAATGCAATCTGGCAACAGGAACCAAAGCCGCGCTTATTGCGGACGTTCATGGATGATGAAAGAACCGGGACCGCCCGCGCTATGTTGTCTGATAGGTTTAAAACCTATGACAATCTGGATTTGATTGAGACGGCAATTCCCGAATTGATCAAAGCAAACGATGAAGACAACGCCGGGTGGCAGCTTCAAAACTGGCATAGCACCGACAAAAAACTAATGGCTCGATTTAAATCAAACACCATTGTCGGCGAAGGTGCGAAAGTTGGTGATCTAATGGCGCTTGGATTGCTCATTAGCAATTCAGAAACGGGGCACGGATCAATTCAGGTTGCACAAATCAACTGGACGTTGGCTTGCCTTAACGGGATGCAAACCGAAAACAAAATCCGGTCCCCGCATCTGACCAGCAGCCGCGGTGACGCGGACGTTTGGTCAGTCCTGACAGAGGAAGCAAAGAAAGCCGACAACGCGGCAATGTCTCTGAAATTGCGGGACATGGTGCGGGCTTTCAGCAGCCGGGACAGCTTTGATGAAATACTGCAAAAGATGAAAGACGCAGCCGCCGACGTCATCGAAGGTACGTATACAGAAAAGGCAGTCGACAAAATGGGATCGATCTTAGGTATCCCGCAAAAGCGCCGGTCCCTTGTTCTTGAGGGATTAGTGCAAACGCGGGCGCAGGATGGATATGTTGGCGAACCCGTCAGCCGTGCAACGCTGATGAATGCCATAACAGCCGTGCCGCAAATGCGGGATGCATCGGGTAATCCCATGGTGCAACCGGATGATATTGATGATTGGCAGCGTTTGGGCGGACGTGTTTTAGAAATGAAGCAATCCGACTGGACCGCAATCAGCCGCGCATCACTTGAAGCCGCATAAAACACAAAAAACCCGCCGGACATCGCGCCCGGCGGGTTTTATTTTTGCCCGCACTACATCTAGACACCAAACAGCTGCAGGAAAGCCCGTCGCGCACAACATACGGGAACAATCCCGCAAAATATCTATTTTCCCCAAAACTTGCCCCGCGCCCCGCCCGCCCATGTTTTTAAACTTATGACAACGGCGCATGGCCCGCGATCCGGGGACCGGGTGCCGCGATCTGGCGTTAAAATTGCGTCAGCAGCGGGCCGGAAAATTGCGCCGGATCATGCCCGGCACGTGATCCGCGGCACGTGATCCGCGTTTTAATAATTAGTTACACGGGGCCCCGGTAAACTTAATTTTAGCAATAAATACAGGCACATAGCGCATGAATCGCTCAAAATGAGCCCCGCACCTGTGGCAGACGACGTCAAAGTCCATGTTTTTCGCAAACAATACTGTAAAAAACGATATCAATATGGGATAAATAGTGTATTCTGACTTTTCTTCAGGGGCCCCTATAAAGTAGGTCAACCGAAAAAAGGTTTACTGGCTTATTATGAGCGATGAAATCCAAGATAAAGTAGTCAAGTTACAGCTTCGACTAGCTCAATTAAATCGTGTTGAACACTGTCAGACGGACTTCTTGGGATTTGTGAAAGCGGTCTGGCCGGACTTCATTGCTGGCGAGCATCATCGTATAATTGCAGAGAAGTTTGAGCGCGTAGCCAAGGGCGAATTGAAGCGTTTGATCATCAACATGGCCCCGCGTCACACAAAGTCTGAGTTTGCCAGTTATCTTCTGCCTGCGTGGTTTATTGGGCAGAACCCGGCGATGAAAATCATTCAGGCAACGCACACCACGGAGCTTGCTGTATCCTTTGGCCGTAAGGTGAAGAACCTTCTAGAGCGAGAAGATTATGCTGAGATTTTTCCTGAAGCGAAATTATCGGCGGATTCCAAGGCGTCAGGCCGGTGGGACACTTCACGTGGCGGCATGTACTATGCTGTCGGCGTTGGCAGTAATCTTGCTGGCCGCGGCGGCGATCTAATTATTATTGACGACCCCCATTCTGAGCAGACGGCTATGTCGGCGTCGGGTTTTGACAATGACTGGGATTGGTACACAGGGGGCCCCCGACAGCGTTTGCAGCCCGGCGGGGCGATCATTTTGGTAATGACTCGTTGGTCACAAAAGGATTTGACCGGTCAGCTTATTCGTCAAATGGGTAAAGATGAGAAAGCGGATCAGTGGGAAGTTGTGGAACTTCCTGCGATTATGGACGATGAGGAACCTTGTTGGCCGGAGTTTTGGTCAAAAGACGATCTTGAAAGGGTCAAGGCGTCTATCCCGCCGTCAAAGTGGAACGCGCAGTATCAACAGCGTCCTACAGGTGAAGAGAACGCAATTATCCCGCGAGAGTGGTGGAAGCGGTGGGAAAAAGACAACGTCCCTAATCTTGAGTATGTCATTCAAAGTTATGACACGGCGTTTTCAAAGCGCGAGACTGCTGACTACAGCGCTATAACGACGTGGGGTGTATTTCGCCCGGAAGAAATTGGGGGGCCCCCGGCGGTCATTTTGTTAGATAGCAAGAAGGGCCGGTGGGATTTTCCAGAGTTGAAAGCAGAAGCTTATGAAAGCTATCAGTTCTGGGAACCCGATACTGTAATCGTGGAAGCAAAGGCGTCAGGGACTCCTTTGACACACGAATTACGTAACATGGGCATTCCTGTTGTGAATTTTACGCCATCTCGCGGCAACGATAAGGTGTCGCGTGTCCATTCTGTATCTCCTTTGTTTGAGGCGGGGATGGTGTATGCGCCGGATGAGACATTTGCGGACGAGCTTATTGAGGAAGTTGCGGCTTTTCCCAATGGTGAGTATGATGACCTTGTCGATAGTATGACCCAAGCTCTGATGCGATACCGTCAGGGCAATTTCGTATCGTTACCTACGGACGATTGGGACATAGACGAGGACAACTATACTCAGGTACGCTCGTATTATGGCTGAAAAAGAAGAAACCATTGTAGGATTGCCCGAACCTGATGCAGGCGGGGGCATCTATAAATTTCTGTCTATGTTATCGCCAACAAGGTTTTCTGTTGTGGAGCCCCGGCGCTCTGCTGTGGTTGACGACATGGGCGGTTACGCTCTGGTAAAGCCGGGGAAGTATGCTTTTGACAGTTTCACAACGCCACAAATAGTTACATCGGGGATTGATGCTTTTAAAGCTTTCATGGACGACCCTGTAGAGTCTGCAAAAACAGGTGTCGTTGGTGCCATAGAAGGCATGGGAGAAGAAATAGATAAAGGAATATTGGCGGCGAGTACCGGAATTACGGATACCTTTGACCCCGAAACAAACACTTATGACCGTTTTGATCCTTTGTCTTTGAGTGTTGCCGCCGGGGCCCCAATAGCTTACGGAACTATGAGGGGCATCAAGGCAATGGCCGACGCGCCCGATGGGAGCGGCGTTCCAGTAGGTATGTTAGGTGGCGGGGATAGCGCGTTCACCTCTCAAATACAGCGTTTGATGAAAGACGCCAGAGAAATTCGCACACGCACAGACAGGGAGTCTGCGTTCAATGGCGTTGCTAACCTGCAACGCGGATTCCCAGAGTTAAAAATGGGCCAATTGCAGGGCTATATGGGCGGCGGCGTAAACAGCTATGCGATTGAACATGGTGGGGATCTTTTGCACCGTATGATGGAGTACGGCGGCGATTTCTCAAGTAACGCAAAGACCAAGATTAAAAATCTTACCCGTGTTTTAAACAGCCCGTATGGTTTTGAACGAGAAATTCAAGAAAACACGCAAACGAATTATAGGTTTGATCTTGAAACTGCAAAAGAACGTGGAGAGGCCGCCAAAGCTACAACTTTGGAGGAGTTTGAACAAAACATAGACAAGGGGCTGGGAGAGTACGCAGCTTTTCACGCTAATCTTCCTGTATTTAATGAGTTGCAGCTTGCGGCGCGTAATTTTGCCGTAGCTTTGGGCCGAAAAGATTATGACGAAGCGCGATATAATTTAAGTGTTTTGGACGAAGCCATAGATGACGGGTCATTTGATGCGCGGAACCAAGAGTTTGACCCTGAGTTTGAAACAAAAGCAGGTGCGCCCGGTTCAAATTTCACCGTTTTGGGTATGTTGGGCGGGGGCAAGCCCGTAACCACACGCTCCCTGCGCGGCGGCAGAGGCGGCATAAGAGGGTTGGCCCACGGTATTAAGTATTATGATGGGCAAAAGAATGTGCCTGACCATATGGTGGAAGCCTTTTTTGGCACTGGCATCGGCGGGGGCATTGCGTCGATGTACGACACATACAGAGGCGCACCCGCATTAGTTTCTCCTTCGGAGCGTTACGCTATTTCACCAGAAGTTTTGAAGGCGGCGGAAGGTGCAAACATGACCATTGGTGATTTGGTTAAGGAATTTGGCCTTAGTAACCGGGTTAGAAACATTGTTTCCGACAGTCGTGCCGCCAGCGCAGAAATAAATCGGCCCGGATTTTCTGTGGGTACAGACCCTGTGTTGTCGTTGACAACCTTCACTGCAACAGAAAGTGGTCTTGGCCCACGTGCCGCGGATCGCACAGAGGGCGTTGTCGCCATAGAGCCAAAAGAAAATATTTTTGTAAAGACGGGCGAAGTGGACGCGGATGGTTACCCTGTGTATGCGCCACGTGAAATGACCATGCACGATGTTCAGGATCTGTCGCCGTCGCAGTATTTGTTAGCTGCGTATGACCCGGACAAACCACTTTTGAGAAAGCCCAACACAAAATTTAATGAAAGTGAAGTTCATGTCGCAGAAGACGCATCTCATGCGTTGAATGTTCGTCCTTTGACTGACAGAGAAGAAGAAGATCTTGTTGCTTCTTTAAATTTTGAACAAAAATCTACAGAGTTTGCAAGGAAAGCTGACGAGGCGATGGCCGCTGTGAGTGGGTTCGACCCGCGCAGTTTAGATTTTAAAGACGGCGTTGATCAATCCATGCGAATGATGGCTTTAGCTGTGGACAACCCCACCGCCGTCGGCCAAAAAAGTTTGTCTATTGTTGAAGAATACCTTGGGGGTTTTGCGAAAAACGTAGTTCAAGGCTATCGGGACGGTTATTTGCGGTTAGATGAGCTTTACCCCGAAGGTTCTGCGGCTATTTCTGACGGCAGGCGTTTGTACGACGCTGCAAAGAAATTTTCCACGACTAAGTCGCTTTTAAAGGTTGGCCCTTACGAAGGGTTGGTTCGCAGAGAGGCTGCAGAGTTACAGACACAAATTTTGCGGGATTCTTTCACTGGGGAGTCGAGAAAGTTTGCACCATTTTTTGAGTTTAAGTCACCTTTCGGGCAGTCAAGTTTGCCGACTGAAATAGACTTGGTCAGTTTTAATGACATGTTCACCCCGGAGCAGGTCATTGATTTAAACAGAATTGAATTGGCAAGAACCGGGTATCTTACTCAATCGGGGATATTAGGTAATAAACCTGCTGACCCTAAAAAACTAACAGACAAGTTTTTGCAAAGCCCTAATGCCGCCGCCATCGTGGAGTTGCTTGGGTATATCGACGAGGACGGTGTGTTTAGGCGCAATTCGCTTCCGGCTACAGGCGATCCTTTCCCAGATGTGGGTTCTCCCAAGGCTTTCTTGGAAGGGGATTTAAAACAGCAGTATTTAACAATTCAGTTTGCAGTAACCGCTGCCATGAACAAACTTCATGGGTCTAAAGATAAATTTGATGAGAGGGTGGACGAAGTCCCGGCGGCATATCTCCGGCCCGCTTTGGCGCAGATTTTTGACAGCAACACCGATAGAGAACGGGCGCTTACTGGTCAAGTCAACAAGGGTCGTCATGCAAAAGCATACAACGATCTTTTCCGGCAATATCGCAACGAGCGAGATGAGTTGTTTAATATAATTAAAGAGCTTGCTAATAAGGGTGTCCCCGGCTCTCGCCAGAGAACAGGGCAAGTTACTGCGCGGCTTGCGGGCGACGACGCGTATTACCAATTTAGAGAAGCCGCTAGAGAAAGACTAAGACGGGGGCCATTGACGGGGCCTGATTTAGATCTCTATGAGGGCATTGTAGACAGAATGCGCTTTGGTCCGCGGCCCGGTGCCAAATTGTACGAGGACGGTGGCGACGTATCATCTGCAGATCGTGCATTTCAACTTGTCGCCGACGCAGTAAACAGAACAGGCCGTATGCCGTTGTTTATAAAGAGAGTTTTGGATCCCAAGTCTCCAAAGACTGCGAACAACGAAACAATGCGTTTGTCGGACTCTGAAATGGATGGCAAGTATTATGTTTATCCTACGATTTTTCCTACGATGACGCCGGATGGCCCGCGGCTCACGCGTCTTGACGACAAGCCCGCGTTTAATCGGGCGATTGACAGTGGGGAATATTTAGTTTTTGACACGGAAGCAGAGGCTTCTACGGTAGCGCGAGGTTTTAGCGACAACATTAAGCCACAGGGACGGCCTATTGATAGCGGCGTTGCCGGTTTTATACCTTATATGGTACAGTAAATAAATTTTTGAGGGTTTATCATGGCTAGACCGCCCATTTCGCTTGTAGAGAACCAGAATCCGCAAGTAGAAACAGAAGAATTGCTGGCAGAGATTGAGATTGAGGCCCCCGGCACGTTAGACATGTCGGGCGAAGCTTCTGATATTGACATTGAAGTGGATGAAATGGGCGGCGCAGTCGTTGATTTTGACCCTATGTCGGAGATGCCCAGCGGAGATTTTTCTGAAAACTTAGCAGAAGATATGGACGAGCGTGAGTTGGGCGCGGTTGCCAGTGAATTGACCGCGGACTACGATGCAAACAAGGCGAGTCGCCAAGAATGGGAGGATGCATACGCGGATGGCTTGGAATTACTTGGGTTCAACTACTCCGAAAGGACTGAGCCGTTTAGAGGTGCTTCTGGCGTCACCCATCCCCTTTTGGCGGAAGCTGCTGTGCAGTTTCAGGCCCAAGCGTTCAATGAGTTGTTGCCGCCGGGAGGGCCCGTGCGGACTGCGATAGTTGGTTCGCAGAACAGTGCGACGTCAGATCAGGCCCAGCGCGTAAAAGATTTTATGAATTTCTACATCACGAACGTGATGGAGGAGTACACGCCTGAATTTGATCAAATGTTGTTCTATTTGCCGCTGGCGGGCAGCACTTTTAAGAAGGTTTACTATGATGAGAGCATGGATCGTGCGGTTAGTAAGTTCGTTCCTGCAGAGCATCTTGTTGTTCCCTATGATACCGCGGATTTAGAGACGTGTCCGAACATCACGCATGTTGTTCGGATGAGCTTGAACGACCTTCGGAAGCGTCAGATTGGCGGTTTTTACAGGGACATACCTGTTTTGCCACAACAATCAGACACAGACGATCTATCCGACGAATTGAACCGGATAACGGGCATTGAACCGTCGTCCGTGGACTATGATTGCACATTGTTGGAGTGTCACGCAGACTTGGATCTGGAAGGATTCGAGGATATGGGTGAAGACGGGGAGCCGACAGGCATAAAATTGCCTTATGTCGTGACGATTAGTCAGGATAACGGGCAAATTCTGTCAATTCGTCGTAATTATCGCGAAGATGACCCCGACAAGAAGAAAATACAGTATTTTGTTCACTATAAGTTCTTGCCGGGCTTTGGTTTTTACGGTTTGGGTTTGATTCACACCATTGGTGGCTTGTCTCGTTCTGCGACGGCGGCACTGCGGCAGTTGATTGACGCGGGTACGTTGTCGAACCTGCCTGCAGGCTTCAAGGCCCGCGGCCTACGGATCAGGGACGATGACGATCCGCTGCAGCCGGGTGAGTTCAGGGACGTAGATGCGCCGGGCGGGGCTATCCGTGACAGCTTGATGCCGCTGCCGTTCAAGGGGCCGGACCAGACGCTCTTTCAGCTTCTAGGCTTCGTTGTGGACGCGGGAAGGCGGTTTGCCACCATAACTGACATGAAGGTCGGGGATGGCAACCAGCAGGCCGCTGTAGGCACTACAATCGCCCTTATGGAGCAGGGTTCTCGTGTAATGAGTGCGGTGCATAAACGCCTGCATTATGCGATGCGTTTAGAGTTCAAGCTTCTTGCCAAGGTAATGGGCGAGAGTTTGCCGCCGGTATATCCATATGCCTTGGAGGGTGTTGATGCGGCGGTAAAAGCAAAGGATTTTGATGACCGGATTGACGTGATCCCGGTATCGAATCCTAATGTTTTCTCACAAGCGCAGCGTATTGCACTTGCTCAAACGCAGATGCAGTTAGCGGCACAGGCTCCACAGATGCACAACATGTATGAAGTGTATCGTGACATGTATGAGGCTTTGGGTGTTCGGGATATTGACAAGTATCTGAAGAACGAGCAATCCGTACAGCCCGTTCCGAAAGACCCGGCGCAAGAGAACATGGATGCCCTTGATGGTGTACGACTCATGGCCTTCCCAATGCAGAGTCATCAGGCGCACATTTTAGCGCACTTGGTCTTTGCCGGGTCACCTCTTGTTGGAGCAAACCCCTCTATAGCGGTGGCGCTTCAGAAGCATGTCATGCAGCACGTGCAGATTGAGTCCCGCGAACGGGCGATGCAGCAGCTTGGTCTAACCGGTCAAGAGCAGCAGTTGCCGCCGCAGGCGCAAATACAGCTAGATGCCATGGCCGCGCAGTTTATGGCAGAGGGTATGAAGACGGTTCAAGACCTTGGTCGCCAGTTGTCCGGCGGTGGCAAGCCAGACCCTGTAGTTCAGTTGAAACAACAGGAACTGCAGCTAGATGCGGTTAGGGAAGAGAACGACAAGATGATGGAAGAGCGTGAGCTTAACCTGAAAGAAGCTCAGATGATGGATAAGTCTCGCCAGTTTGACGAACGCATCCAAAGTCAGGAAGAGCAGACGGCATCTAGAATCAATGCGGCAATGGAAAGAGAACTTTTGAAACAAAGGAGTGTAGAATGAGCGTGGTAAAAATTGTCACCAATACTCCTGCAGCGGCACCAAAAGCACAGCCGTATGCGGAGATTGACAAGCAGGGTCGTATTCCATACGGCGGGGCAAAAGAAGTAAAAACCCCTACGGGCATGAAGAAGATGACTGTTCGCGGCATGGGTGCTGCCACAAAAGGTGGCAGCTACATGGGTTGTGAGTAAAAAATTAAATGGATCCGGTATCTGCAATGGCAACCGCTTCGGCGGCATTTGGAGCCCTTAAAAAGGGCTTCGCCATTGGCCGGGACATTGAGTCTATGGCCTCTGACCTGTCAAGATGGATGGGCGCTTTATCTGACCTTGATCAGATGGAGAAAGAGGCAAAGAACCCCCCTATATTTAAAAAACTGTTCGGTGGTCAAAGCGTAGAGCAAGAAGCCATAACGACTTTTGCCAACAAGCAGAAGGCGCAGCAACAACGTTACGAGTTACAACAGTGGATTTCTTTGACTATGGGTAAGTCAAAATGGGATCAACTTGTAGCAATGGAAGGGCAAATACGCAAAAGGCGTAAAGAAACATTGTATCGCCAGCGTGAGCGTAGACGAAAGTTTGTTGAAATCGTGGCGTGGGTACTTACCGCAGCCGTAGGCACGACAGCTTTGGTTATTTTTGTGCTGTTATTAAAGTCCCATACTGCTAACGCCGAACAAATGACAACCTGTCGTAAAGTTAAATGCGAAAAGATGGACAACCGTCAGGTAGTTTGTGTGTTCCGCGGGCAAAACTACACTATTGAATCTCAGATATTTGAGTATTTGGAATTTATTCCTTCTGAATATCAGTGCAAGTATGATCCAAACGCTAAGAAAGAGATGACGGTGCAAGAAACCTTAAAAGCGGTGAGGGACAGTCAGAAATGAGCAAAAAGTTCCAAGAAGGCACAGAGTATGCGCGGTATGATCTCGACGGTGACGGCGAAATCACAGATGAAGAATTAGAACACGCCAAAGAAATACGAGAGACAGAACGTGATTTGCGAAAGAGCTTGGCTCAATTGCGTATGGCGCGGTTTACACTGATTGGCATGGGTGTTTTTACGGCGGCGATGTTTACACCATGGGTGTCAGTAGAACGCATACAAGCTTTGAGTGAAATCAGTAGTTTATTCTATATTTCCGGCGCGGGAATAGTCGGGGCGTATATGGGGACCACAGCTTGGATGGCGCGAAAGTGAATGATCGACGCCTTTTTGCTTATGGTTTATTTAGGCACCGGTGATTTTCGCAAACTAGAAAGCGGAAACATGCATTTTTATTCTATAGTTGAATGTAACTATTTTGCGGAACAAATATCTAAAAGATACGGCAACTATGGTTTTTCTGAATATATTGATGCAAAAGATAGGGTGACGGCATATTGTGTGCCTAGACAAGTAGACCCTGAATTGGTGAAAATTTACTAAGAAGGAATAGTCACATGTTTCAAGCTCTATTGGGACCGTTATCGTCACTTGCGGGCTCTTTCTTGGAAGGACAGATATCTAAGCAAAAAGCAAAAGCCTCACTTGCTCAGACAGAGGCAGAAGCAAAAGCTGAGATTATGAAGACCGCCGCCACCCATGACTCCAAGTGGGAGATCATAATGGCGCAGGCCACAACAACGAGCATCAAAGACGAAATTGTAACCGTAATCGTGTTGATTCCGGTGGTGCTGGTCTTTGTTCCGGGCATGGAAGAGGTGGTCAAGAACGGTTTTGACAGATTGAATGAGTTACCGGACTGGTATCAATATCTGGTTTTTCTCGTATGTAGCGCAGCATTAGGCATACGAGGACTGGACAAGTTTCGGAAGAAGTAGTAAAAATCTCATATGAATGAGATAAATCTCGCACAGTTCATTCTTGATATTGTCCGAAAGAAAAAAGAACAAGTCACAGAGCTTGTAATGGCGGGCGGTGTTAAAGATATGGAACACTATGGGCGGTTGATGGGAAACATTGACGGTCTTGAATACGTTGAACAGGAACTCAAGAGCCTGCTAGAAAAACAGGAGCTAATAGATGACTGAGGCTATACAGCCCGCGGAAGTTACTTCCACACCATGGGTAGACCCTAAAGACAGGGTTCTTGACCCCACTCTCCTTGATAAATCTCTTATTGAAAGAATGCCTCAACCCACCGGATGGAGGGTTCTTGTTTTGCCGTACAAAGGCAAAGCGAAGACCGCCGGGGGTATTTATTTGCCGGATCAAGCGGTTCAGCAAAATGAGGTATCCACCCAAGTAGGCTATGTTTTGAAAGCAGGGGCTCTTGCCTATGCTGAAGAGCAGAAATTTCCCGATGGACCGTGGTGTCGTGAGGGGGATTGGGTGATCTTTGCTAGGTACGCAGGATCTCGTTTTAAAATTGAGGGCGGTGAAGTCCGCATACTTAATGACGACGAAATTCTGGCAACTGTACTAGACCCTGAAGACATTCTTCATAACTGAGAGCTATCATGGAAAATCTTATGGAAGATAAAGACGTAGAAAAGTCCGTTGATACGGGTTCGCCGGAGCCAAGGGAAGAGCCTGTAGAAATAGAGGTTGAGGGCGAACAGGACTCATCTGTTGAGGTGCCACAAGAAGAAACATCTCAACAGGAAAAACAAGTTTCGGATTCTCAAAAAAGAATTGATCGTCTTACAAAACTGAGACGTGAAGCGGAACGCCGTGAAAAAGATGCGTTAGCTTATGCTGAAGCTGTAAAAAAAGAAGCTGACGAATTAAAAACCAAGATGAGAACCCTAGATGAGGGTTACGTCCAAGAGTATTCCGGGCGAGTTGAGTCAGAGCTTGAGACAGCTAAGACAGCACTCCGACAGGCTATGTCTATTGGTGACACGGATGCCGCCGTTGAAGCACAAGAAAGGCTGGCTCAGTTAAGTGTCGCAAAAGAACGCGCCCGCCAAGCAAAAGCGCAGTTTGATCGCCAACCACCGGCGCAAGAACAGGCTGCTCCTGTTGAACAGCAGTACAATCGTTCCGAACCACAGCGTCCTGATCCAAAAGCAGAGGATTGGGCGGAGCGCAATGAGTGGTTTGGTAAGGATGAGGCCATGACTTATGCGGCCTTTGGTATACATAAACGTCTTGTTGAGAATGAAGGGTTTGACCCGAACTCAGATGATTACTATACTGAGCTTGACAGACGACTTGTGGACAAGTTCCCCAACGAGTTTGACAAAACCAGTCAGTCGAGCAGCCGCCCCGTTCAGACGGTAGCTTCGGCATCTAGGACTGCTAAAACATCTGGACGCCGCAAGGTCAAATTGACCCCCTCTCAGGTCGCTATAGCCAAGAAATTGGGTGTGCCTCTTGAAGAGTATGCTAAGTACGTAAAGGAGTAAGATCAGTGTCTGACATAGAAGTAACAAGGTCTACCGGCGTTGATCGTAGCTCCCGTGCTAGTAAGACAAGGGAGAAAGAGACAAGGCGTAAGCCTTGGGCTCCCCCGTCTATGCTAGACGCACCACCTGCGCCCGATGGATACAAGCATCGTTGGATTAGGGCTGAAGTTCGTGGATTTGATGATCAGAAAAACATTTCTGCGCGTCTACGCGAAGGCTACGAACTTGTCCGCCAAGATGAGTACCCAGATTTTGAGGCCCCCGTCGTTGATTCAGGTAAATATGCTGGTGTGTTTGGAGTTGGCGGATTAGTTCTTGCTCGTATCCCATTGGAGACTGTTGCGGAACGGAGTGCTTACTTTGATGGTAGGACTCAAGACCAAATGGAAGCCGTGGATCACGATATGATGCGGGAAAATTCTCACTCTACAATGAGGATCAGCAATGCTGATCGTCAATCGCGTGTAACCTTTGGTGGTCCTAAAAAATAGGACTGAATGGAGACGAATATGGCAAACCAAGATACTGCCTTTGGTCTTCGTCCAATTGGACTCAATGGTGCAGCGGCTAACACCACTGGTGTGACTCAGTATGAGATCGCATCCAACAATACGAATGCTATTTATCAGTATTCGCCAGTCATTCCGCTAGCGGCGGGTGTGATTGATATTGTTGGTAATGCAAACGGTGGTACGGTTCCTGCTCTTGGGGTCTTTATGGGCGTTGAATATGTTGACAGCTCTACTAAGAAAACTGTCTTCAAAAATTATTGGCCGGGTTCAAACAACGTTAGCGTTGATACGAACTTTCCAATCAAAGCTCTTGTAGCTGACAACCCTAATCAACTGTTTATGGTAGCCGCGGATACAACGACAACAGATCGTGCAACTGCACTTGCTGATGTTTTTGCTAACGCGTCACTTGCGACAGCCACTTCGGGCTCAACAGCAACAGGACGTTCAACTGCTGAACTTGATATTTCCACGGCGGCTACAACCGCAACCTTGGCGATGCGTATCGTAGGTTTGACGACAGATGTCGCCAACCTTGACTATGCGTCGGCGGGTGTGAATTTCATCGTTCGGTTTAATTTCCACCACAACGCACCTTGCTCTAGCTCTGATTCTCAGACTACAGCAGCGTCTACTGGCATATAAGAAGGGAGATATAGACAATGGCTATTTCTCGCGCACAACTAGCAAAAGAGCTAGAGCCGGGCCTAAACGCGCTGTTTGGTCTGGAGTATTCTCGTTACGAGAACGAGCATGCAGAAGTCTTTGAAGAAGAGTCCTCAGATCGGGCCTTTGAAGAAGAGGTGATGTTGGGGGGCTTCACAACGGCTCCTGTTAAGAACGAAGGTGGTGCTGTTCAGTTTGATGATGCACAAGAGACATATACGGCTCGTTACACACACGAGACAATTGCTCTTGCGTTTTCAATTACTGAAGAGGCTATTGAAGACAATCTTTATGATCGTCTGGCTTCGCGTTACACAAAAGCGCTGGCTCGTTCAATGGCACAAACCAAGCAGATCAAGGCTGCGGCGATTCTGAACAATGCGTTCAGCACCGGTAGCCCGATTGGTGACGGTGCAGCACTTTGTTCTGCCGCTCACCCATCTCTGTCTGGCAACCAGCGTAACCTGCTTTCTACAGCGGCGGATCTTAACGAAACGTCACTGGAGCAGATGCTGATTGATATCGCAGGCTTTACCGATGAGCGCGGGCTCAAGGTTGCTGTCCGCGGTATGAAGCTCATCATTCCGAAGGAACTTCAGTTTATTGCAGAGCGTGTAATGAACTCAAACCTTCGTGTTGGCACCGCCGACAATGATGCGAATGCCATGAAGAATATGGGCATGATCCCCGACGGCGCAGTGGTTAACCACTTCCTGACCGACACAGATGCATTTTTCATCAAGACTGATGCACCTAACGGCTTTAAGATGTTTAACCGTTCGCCAATCAAGACTGCCATGGAAGGTGATTTTGATACGGGTAACATGCGCTTCAAGGCACGTGAGCGTTATAGCTTCGGCGTATCTGACTGGCGCAGTGTCTTCGGCACACCCGGCGCGTAACAGCGGCGAAATAAATTTGAGAAAGGGCGGCGGTTGCCGCCCTTTCCTTTTTGTTATATATTGATTTTGGGCGCAACTTAGCTTTGTAGACAGGATCATGCCCACCTGACATTGCACGGACTACAAAGCGAAACCTTGTGCAAAGGGTGTTAATATGGCTTCAACTACTTTTTCAGGTCCGGTGACCTCTACCGCTGGATTTATTTCAGGATCAGATTCTCTCGTATCTGTGGCTGCTGATGTAACATTGACTTCTGCTTCTAATGCGGGCCGTACAATGGTCTTGGGTGTAGCAAGCGGCGCGACTGTTACTCTTCCTGCCGCCAGCGGCACGGGTAATGTTTACAAGTTTTTTGTAGCAACCACCGTCACCTCAAACAATTACATCATTCAGGTTGCCAGCGGTGACGACACAATGGCCGGTGTAGCGATTGTTGCTAATGACTCAGACAATTCTGCATCTATTTT